TTCTGGTGTTATTTGTTGCTTTGTCGTGCCTTGTGTCGTTGGCAAAACTTTCAGTATCAAATGTTAGTGTTGTGTATGTAGTACCAACTGTTTGACCAGATGACTTATAATCTCGACAACCTACAAATGAACCACCACCTCCAGCAACACCTCTCCATGTGTTTGTTGCAGTATCGTATGCTAAAACATACTCGTCTGTCACAGCGGTGAAGTCAACAATCATGTCAGTATCACCAGTCGTAATGGTGAATGTTCTATCAGCAGTCAAGTTACTCCCTGGCTTGATTATGAGGTCATGCGTGGCATTTGTGTCTAGTATGTGAAGACCTGTATTTGGCACAGTAAGAATATCAGTCACTGATACTGGTGTGCCTGTTGCAAATGTATATCCTCCTGTGTCTGTTAAAATCATAAGTCAGTTTGTACGATAGTTTTAATCGCTTCCTCCTTTTCCCAGCGTAGAATGTTTGCCTTTGTACCTTCCATGATTGAAGCCATGAAGTTTCCAAAAGCTACACCCATAGTCTGAGGAGAGCGTGGGAGTGTCTGTCCGAATGTTGGACTGTCTACCACCTCATCTTTTGGTGCGTATTGTGCCCAGACCCAATTAAGGAAGCGTGCCTCTTGTGAGGAGTCCCACACTTTACCTGCTTTTGTTATTGTTCCTGCTGTTGCGTCGAATGATATTGTTATTTGTGCCATATATTTTTATATTCCTTGACCACCTGATAATTCACCACCCCAGTTAATGTTTGTGGCAGCGATTCCTGTTACTTGAATAACCGCACCTCCATTTGTGGTGTCGGCGATTACATCTACCACTGCCGTACTGAGGGCAGCGGATACTCCGAAGGCTTGTACTGTTGTCGTTCCGATAAGTGCTGTAGCGGCTGCGTTTGCTCCTCGATACATTGTTCCTCTAACCTCCCAATATCCCGCGTTAGAGCCTGAAATAGCCCACACTTTAGCTGTGAAGCCGTATACAGAACTATTTGGAAGCACCATTATGTTTGTAGCTCCTGCTGCACCTGCGTCTGCCGTTAGAACTGCTGGCGTTGCGTCTGTTGTTGCTTTTCGTACTACTTGTCCTATTACTTGAGCATCTCCGTCTGCTGCGAATCTTCCATTTGCATAAGCATAAGCACCAATAAGACCTCTCGTTGTTCCGTAGTTTCCACCGGGAATCCAACCGTCTACACCAGATGATGTATTATTTCTACCACCAGAAAGTGTACTCGTACTTGCGCTTGCTACATGGGTAGCTGAGCCACGAGATTTCTGCCAATCGACAGAGTTTGCTCCACGAGCATTTCCTCCACCAGTACCAGAGTCTGGCACTTGAGCTGAAATAGCACCTGTTCCACTAGGAGTAAGGGCAAGGTTTAGATTGTCCCCACCTGTTCCTGCGGTTTCTGCGGCGAGTTGTAGCCAATTTGATGTAGCCGTTCCGTTAAGTGAAAGACGTTCGTAGTTAGAAGCGTCTGTGTATGTTTTGTAGACACGGAAGGATTGAGAGTTTGTTGTTGCTCGCTGTGCAAGCGCGCCAGAAGCATCACGGTCAATGTATGTGTCAGGAGTGAAGTAGTTTGAACCAAAAGATATACCATAGAGCATGTTTGGGATACCTGTGCCTGTTGACACTGAGATACTGGCCTTTCCGTCATAACCAAGTAAACGAGTCCAACCAGCAGAAAAGTCCATTCCGCCTAAGCTGCCCGCGCCTATGTTTGTGTATCTTAGAGCCTGAGTAATTCCTGTCTTACCTACCGCAAACTTTGTACTACCACCTTCTTGAATATCCATTAAAAGAGAGGCGGCTGCACTTGCTGTACTTGTTACATTGAACTTAAGTCCAGTAAATGTTATTCCTGCCGCGTTCCATGTCTGTGAAAGGTTGAGAATTGGATTTGAGGTTGTGACTGTTGCACCTGTAACAGTAAGAGAGCGGTTTGTGTCGTCCCATGAAGTACCTGCCATTGTGTAAGGAGCTACACCTGCACCACCTCCTGCTACGATAGCGTTTGCTGCGAGAGCCGCACTACTAGCCCATGTAGAAGCTGATGAGAAGTAAGGGATACCACCTGACGTTCCTGCTACTGTGAGAGCTAAAGTTCCTGATGTTGTGATAGGAGAACCAGAAACTGAGATAAGACCACCTGTGAATGATTGAGCTACACTTGTAACAGTTCCTGTTCCAGCTGTTGCAATTACAAGTCCTCGTCTTACAGAGAAGAATGCTTTAGCAGCGGATGTTATTACCGTTAAGAGAGGAATAGAAATTTGTCCTACAGTAGAAGGTTCAGTTGAAGTGAGTGCTCCAGCTGAACTTGCAGAGAGGAAGAATACTGTCCCAGCGGTTGCTGTAGGTACTCCTGTAGTGATGTATCCTTCTGTCGTAACGGTGAAGTTGTTAGCATCAGTAACTACCGTTACAATACCAATTACCTCTGCATTAGCGGCAGAGTCAGCTTGAGCCTTAGTGAATTGACCTGCTGTTCCACTAGAGCGTACAATGTCTCCTACGGATAATCCATGAGCAGTTTGAGCAACTGTAAAGACTGTAGCTTCACCTGAACCACCGCCTCCTGAACCATTAGAAGCTGCGGTAATTCTACCCTTAGAGTCTACTGTTAAGTTAGTATTTGTGTAAGAACCTGGAGTTACTGCTGTTGTAGCAAGTGTAGCAGTTACAGAACCAGGACCACTTGCGGTCACATCTCCAGTGAGAGCTGTGATGTAGTTTCCTGTAGCTTGTTTAGCGTTTAACTGTGTTTGAATTGCTGATGTTACACCATTTACATAACCAATTTCTGTTGCTGTTGTAGTAGCAACTGAAATAAATCCTGAGCCGTCTGATACGAGTGCTCTACTAACTGTAAGAGCAGCGAGTTTAGAAAGGGCGATAGCAGCTGATGCGTTTACATCTGCATTTACAATGACACCTGCTGCGATTGCAGTTGTGATTGCCGTAGAACCAGAACCAGTTACATCTCCTGAAAGAGTTATTGTTTGGTTTCCAGTAATGTAAGTACTTGTATCAATTGAAAGTGCACCTGTACCACCAGATGTTTTTACGAATCCGTTAGAGGTCAAGTTAGAGAGAGTTGCGATGTTCTGACTCGTGTTAACTGTTATTGTGTTAGTTGTACGTGTAAGACCAGTAGAGAACGTTAGAGGTACTTCGTAGTCAGTACCAGCTGATGCGTTGGAGAATCCACCAGAACCATTACCTTTTAGAATAGAAGTTCCAGATGTTGCTGGAGCATAATCAGTACCAGAAGTAGCAGCACTGATTGCAGTACCGTTTCCTTTTAGTAGACCTGTTATGGTTGTAGAGAGTGTTATTGCAGGAGTTGTAGTAGCTGTTGCCACTGAACCAGCAAAACCATTAGCTGAAACAACTGAAACAGATGTTACGGTACCAGTTCCAGATACCGCAGCCCATTTCATTCCTGTGGCTTCTGCTGAGTCTGCTGTTAAAACATATCCATTAGTTCCTATCGGTAGACGAGCATCTACTGTAGAGTAAGTGTATAAGTCACCCTTTGTTGTAAGAGGTGAGCCACCGCCACTTATAACAGTGTTTACGAAGTTACCAGAACCATCTTTGGTGATAGCTGAGCCTGGGGCTGTAGTTCCTAATGCAACTAGACTATTAAGTGTGTCTAATTGGACTTCCGAAAGTGGTGTTCCGTAGTTTACAACGTAAATCATGTATTATTAGTTTAATCCTTCCCCAGCCTTTTTAACGTAAGACAAGTATTTCTCATCAACAGCGCGTTCTCGTGCGAGAATAAGCGACTCCTTCTTGTCTAGGAACGCAACACGTTCGTTATGTTCCTTTTCGTATCGAGTAAAGTCTTCTGCAAATTTGTTTGAAGTAACTTTAGCTTCTTCAAGTAATTGCTTAATATCAACAACAGCCTCTTTCATCCAAGTAGCTGAGTTGTTAATATCTTGATAGATTCCAGTGAGGGCGTTCTGAGCTTGCGCAACTTCTTTAGAAATCTTCTCAACAGCTGATGATGTTTCTTGTAAGAAAGAAGTACGTTCCTGCAACTCAGTTGTTACGAGAGCTTTTTCTTTATTAAGGTAGTCAACATCTCGTTTAAGCGCATCAATAGTAGCTTTAACCTTCTCAGATAATGCACCTTCACCTTTAAGCTGAGCCTTCATGAGCTCAGTTATAGTTTCTTGTTCTTGACGTGCAGACGTTACAGAGTCAACGAGTTGTTTTATTTCAGAATTGAGTTGAGTCTTCTTGTCTTCAAGAAGAGCAACATCTTTCATTAATACATCTCTTTGTCCTGCAAAAGTCTCTAACGCATTTTTCTCTTGAGGTAAAGCGTACATATTATGATACTGATTGAGAAGCGTACTTAATTGTTCCTGTTACTCCAACAGCTGAACTGTTATTGAGGATAAATGCCTCACCTGGACGACAAGTAAAGTATGGTTGTCCTGAGTTATAGTCTGCGGCTGAAATAGACATCGTAGCGTTAGCTTGAAGTGTATATTTAGCTACTGTACGTGCTCCACATTTCAAAGTGATTGTAGTTGGTGCAGCTACAACAACTGAAATGTTGAAGATGTAATTGTGAGATGTTGAAGAAGATGCTACGAGTGTAGTGTCTCCTGACGCACTTAAATCAACTGCTGCGTCTACTGGTTCTGTGTGTATATTCCAAAGCATATATATATTTGGGAGTGTTCCCTATAAGAAACACGAGACGAATCTCATGTTCCTTGAGGAAAAACTATGAAGCTGTACCGTTTGAAGCCATGAAACCACGAAGGTCTGATGCTCCGAACTGACAGTAAAGAGTTGCAGTAGAAATCTGGTCCATGTTTCCTGAGAAATCTTCCATGAATGGAGAGATGTCAAGTGGCATAGATTCGATGTACTTGAAGCCATAGTCTTCGTTCTTCATCGCTGAGTCAAATCCGAACCACATGATTGAAGTCACGCCAGTACCAGATGAACCGAAACGAGTAAGACCGATTACTTCGAAAGACTCTGTAGGGTTTCCGTCTACGAATGTTCCAGTTGTACCTGGAGTTGCAGAAGGGTATTTTCCTGATTCAAGAGTTTTCTTGAGTGATGTAGCTAGGAAGAAAGCAGTTGATTGGTCTTGGAACATGAATGTATCCAATTTTGTTCCAACGAGTGGAAGACCACGACCGTCTTTCTTATCAGCTTGCTGTCCACGAGCTGCAAGAAGAGCTGTGAATGAGAATACAGGGTTATCTGTACCAGAAGAAACGATGTTTGACCATGCTGTACCTCCGTCTTCTCGTGGGTGAGAAGCTGACCAGTACGCTACTCCGTCAGCTCCAGTTGTATCAACTGTTACTGAACCTTGGAATCCACCGATTGGGGTGAAAGTGAAAGATGTAGCCCAACCATTCGCTAGAATAGATTGTGCGTAGTAGTTCTGGAGAAGCTGGATTGAATCTTTGAGACTGAGAACCTTAGCTTTAATCAAAGCGTCGATTTTCTTAGCATCTTTAGCCTGGAATAAGTAGTAGAACGCTTGTTTCGTAATACGGATTCGTTGTGTGAAGATTGCCTGTGTGAAAGTTTTTGTATAACCTTGGATTGGTGCATCAGATGCAGGTACTGCGCCATCGGCGATTACCTGACCCATACCAAGACCAGTTACACCTGATGTGGTGTGTTGGTATTGGTTCCATTCAATCTTAGTTGAATACTTTGAAAACTCGTCTACCATCTTAGGGCTAACGACAGGATAGATTTTCTTCATTCTATCGTTAAGGATGGTACTATAATTTACTCGAAATGACATATATTTTTATTACACTCGTACTGCGAGGATTTTCTTATCTGCTGCGGCACCTACGACATTGAGTTGCTGGAATACTCCAGTAGCTGAATCAGTACCTGTGTTGTTAAGAGTTGCGCCACCTGCTGAGAGAACCATACGCTGTCCATTATGAGCAGAGTTAGAGTTGTTAGCAGTGTCAACTAGGAATACGTCATCGAGGTTTACTCGGAGCGTACTTACTTTTGCAAGAGCTTCACCAGCTGTGATTGACTCGTTTGCTACCCAGAGAATCTGAGTTGCTACAGTCGAAGCACCAGCTGCTTCAAGAGCTCCAGTTGTGACTGAGTTCTGATAAAGAACTCCAGCCGTTGTTGCAAGGTTTGTAGCTTTGGTTTTATCCTCACCTACCCTTGTGTTTTTTGGGGTTGTTAATTTGAATGACATAAAATGAAATAAATAAAAGCGGTCTTGAAACCACTTTTACATACGTTCGGATATTTAGCTTGTGAAGGCTTTTATATCTTGGTCAGACCAACCTGCGTCTTTCAGAGTTTTAATAGTGTCAGATTCTACTTCGTAGGATTGTCCACTATTTCTATTTCCGCCTGATATATTCATTACGTCAATCTTTTCTTGTGTTTCACGTGCAACTGCTGAACGGTCAGTTCGTGGGAAAGCGAAATTAGCTACCATTTCCATCGCAAGGAGTATTTCGTCCTTAGTTGAATCTGGAGTGATTTTAAACTTTTCCATCACTATCTGTTCTAGTTGTGAGCGTGACTCTTTGCTTGACGCTATATCTGGTCGTCTACTGTAGAATTCCTTAATACCTTCTGTTTGCTCTTTGTATCGTTGCTCGTATATAACAGCATCCTGTTTCTGAGTAACTTTACCGAGAGCTTCGTCTAGGAGTTTTTTTACTTCATCTTGATTTAAATAACCAAGGTTTCGTAAGTTTTCTGCAATAGTCTTTTTCTCTTCTTCGCTTTCGATTGTACCTCCCTGAGTTTCTGCTTTAGTGGTTTCAGTAGTTTTACCATTAGACAGCTGTTTCCGAATAGATTTAATTTCCTCAGCGATTAAAGACTTCTCTTCATCTGTTGCGTCAGCTTTCGCTAGTCCAGCAGTAAAGAGTTTTAATCTTAGCCCATATTGGGTATCACTTTCTCCATCAAATCGTTGAGGTTGTTGGGTAGCCCTTTGAGTACTCTCCTTTGGGACTTCCTTTACCTCTTTTTTTTCTTCTTCAACTTCCTTTGGTTCTGTTTTCAGTTCGGGGGTTTCAGTGGTTGGGTCTTCGAACGAGAAGTCCGCCACGTTAAATGTTTGTTCTTCCATACACCTTTGTCGTTAGGGATAACGTATTGTTATCTTGTATTATATACTATATTGATAATCTTGTCAAGTCCTATCGGTAGCCAGCACGTTTCTGTCGTACTTTCATCAAGTGACCTGCAATTCCTAACACTGTTTTTCCATCTCCGAGGCACACTTTTTTGAAGTATCCTGACTCAAATGCTGATGGTGCTGAACCTCCAGAGAAGTTCACGACTCGAATGTCATATGGAACTAACTCTTCTAGGAAGTCTCCTTCTTCATTTAGTTCGAAGTCAGCGAGTTCCTTTGGAATGAGGATTGTGTAAAGATTCTGACGGTTATGTTTGAACATAAGTAGCCCATCAAATTCTTTTAATATAGCTTTCATTACCTGTACCTCTTCTCGGTCATCTGGGAGTAGCTCTCCAAATGCCTTTGGTACTGATGTTGAAATCTTACCGTTTCTAAAATATTTCTTAGGGTCGTTTCCTTTAAGGAAAGTTTCCACTTCATCATCAGACAAGTTAATTTTCTTTGTAACTGTTTGACTCCGTGCTCCGTCAAATATGGTGGTGTATGTTTCTATGCCATCGTATTTTGGAGCTTTTTCTACCGTTTCTAATTCAACCTTTACAGGTGTTTCTTTTTTCATAGCTATTTGCTAGTTATTTCTTTCTTATATAATGTTTCAATAAATTCTTTGTTTATGTCACCGAGGTTTTTGAGTGTTTGCTCAAATACTTCTCGTGGCACTTCCTTTACCTTTCCGTCATGCTCAGCGATGTGATATGCTTTCTCAACCGCTGCCAACACGTAAGGGTACATGTGCTTGAATGGGAAAGATATTCTTTCACCTTTCTTGAAATCTCTATCAAGAGTGGCGTTAATATATCTTTCTGTTTCAACCATGTAGATATTAGCTACGTCTGTGTCAGCTAATGCAAGGGCGAACTCTTTTGACTTAAATTGAGACGCAATCAAAGCTAAAAGAGCATCTGCGTTGATTTCAAATGTGTCTCCTTCTTTAATTGTGAATCTGATAAGCTCTTTCTTTTCTGCTTGTTTCGAATACTTAATATCAATTTGGCAATTTTCGATATTAGTTGTGAATCCTTTTTTGGTTTTCAACATATTGTATTAATTCAGCCACTAATTCTTGAATACCATCTAACTTGGCGACGTTTACGATGGTACTGAACTCTGTATCTCTACAAAGTCCTAGATATTTTGGTCTTATGTGGTTTATCACCGCCAAAATCACAGGGAGGTTCTCCTGTGTGAAGATTTGGTTAATTTGTTCTTTGTATTGTTCCATATTATTCTTCTGGATTCATTTTACCCATAGAGGCGTTAAATGAACTATCCATTCTACTTTGAGACATTTCTCTTGGGTTCTGAGGTTGTGCTACGTTAGTTCCATCTGACTGCACCGCACCTTCTTGCCCTTGCATCATCTGCATCATTTGTTGCTCTGGACTTGGTGCCATTTGCATTGTCATTATTTTATCGTACTGTTCTTTAGGTATGTAGTCGTAGATGTTTTCCTTTTGGATGTCTAGGAACTGTGAAAGGGATTTCAGTTGAGCTACAGCCTGTTCTGCATCTTGTCGTGCAAGACCGTATATAATCTGAATAGAGTTTTGAATAACAGGAAAGATTGACATTGACGCTTGTTTTTTTACTTCTTGTGAAGGCACGAGCATTGAGTTTGTGTCAATTTTAATGAGTACACGGTCATATCCAACTTTATCTTCAACTTCACGGATTGTTTTAAATGCAGTCTCCTTAGATACAGAGTATTTAGGGTCGCCATACTCATCCACTTCCTGGTCTTCGAAGTCAGATTCAACGAGTCCTTCTTTATTGAAGTCGAATGTTACTGGAACTTTCTGACTTGAGAATACTTTAAGTTTAGGTACACCTTCTTCGTTGAAAGTTAAATCACCGAGAGTGTGTTGAAATTCTGGATTCAATTCAGAGAATAGTTTAGCTTCATCTGGGTTTGCGAAAGTAAATTCTCGTGCGTTAGCTTGTCCTTGTTCAATGAGAGAGAAGAGGATACATGAGTCGTTTTCAAGAGCCTGTTTAATTGAGTTGCGAGGTTTGATGAGGCGGTTAAGGGCAGCTTCTTTAAGAATTACCGTACCACCGAGAGTGTTACCAGTATTAGAACCTGAAACGATGTCATTGACACCTGTATTGTCCTCAAGGTTTTTCTTCTGTGCGTTAGCGTAGTTGATTCCAAGAGTGGTGTTTCCTGTAGTGAGAATCTTCTCAATCTTTGCACCTGCTGGGAGTTGGTTGATGTGATTAGGACTTCGTTTGTATGTCAAGTCTCCTTGTCCTGTCATTCCAATTCCAAAGAGGATAGGATGAATTTCACTTTCTACCTGTTCAGCATTGAGTGAGTTGATGTAGTTGTAAAGGTATGCATTACCTCTCATCATTTCAAATAGACCTACTCCATGTGGGTCGTTCATGTCTTTGAAGAAACAATGAGCAAGAACTACTGAGCCGTAAACGTCTTCGTTTGGCATTTCACCATCGTAAAATACAATTGCATCAGAAGCTACGATGTATTTATTCTCTTTAGGGTCCTCGTAGAATGTAATAGTAACGTGAGTGTTTTGTTTCTCTGGGTTTTCTTTCAAGCCTTCAATAGAAACATCACCAGTGTCAGCGTCTTTTCGTTTACGTTTACCGTGAGTCTTTTTAAGAGTCTCGTAAGCATCTTTAGTAATGTCAATTTCGTAAAGAACCTCTGGACGGTTGTCGTTGTTGTAAGCCTTGTAGGATAATCCAATCCATGTTCTACGTGGGTCTAATGGTTCTCGGTATACGTCATCAAAGATAATCTTTTTAACCTTTTTACCCTTGTATGTTTTGTCAACGATAATCTGTTTAGGGAAAACTCTCCATGCTGTCCATCCGTAAGTAAGTAAATTCTGAACAGAAGTTTCAAGGGTAGTAAAGCCGTTCATCTCAGATACAGTCCATGAGCGTTTCCAAAGTTCGTAGTAGAAGCGAGCTTTGATTCGGTTGATTGAAACCGCAGTTCCGTCTGGAAGGTTAGATGCAATCGCAGAAGCAGCTACGAGAATCTTAGAGAAAGCAATAGGTTCCGCTGAACGAGGAACTTGTGAGCCTTCGTTATTCATTTGACTTACACGAGGTAAGATTGCAAAGTCTGTAGAGCCATCTGAACGTACAGTTGGAATGTATACGTAAGATTTAGCCGCCTCGTCAATTCGTTCACGTTGCGTATGAGTGTCAACAAGGTTAGCTTCTATTTCGTTTGCTAGTAAATCAAAGGTTTTACGGTACTTTGAGTCCGTCATCTCCCTCTTTTTAGCTACGAGGAAGTCTAGTGTAGATTTTTCTGCCATATTTTCTTATATAATACACTATCTTGACATTTTTGTCAAGTTAATCTCTTAGGAAATACCAAATCGTGCCACATAAGAACCTTTTTCTCTTCCTTAATGTCTTGTTTACCTTGAAGGATAGCTAAACCGATAATCCAACTCATCACAACGTCATCGTGTTTGCCACTTGCCGCCTCTGGTCTGCCTCTTTTATTACGGATAAATGTTTTTAATTCGTCCAGGAGTGGTTTACAGTTCACCATGTCCGTAGAGTTGAAGTGTTTTTTAGATTCACCAAGAGCGAAGTCTCTGTTTTTCTTATTCGTCACCCATCCGTACATCTTTGTTTCGTTCTTTGTAATATCATCAATGACAGTTCGAACGTATAGGTTAGGATAGCCCATGTTTCGCATGTCTGTATTCACCCAGTTTCCGTCTTTATTAAATTCCACTGCAACGAGAGCGATGTTATACCACCTTCCGAGAGCTTGAATCATTTTAGAATAGTCGTCTGGCTCCATGTGACCGCGATAGAGAGCTTTAATCTCCTTATCATGACCCAACACACAGGCTGTAGAGTAGTCGCCGTCCTGGAGCCCTTCTGCAACGTCACCGCCTATTACATATCTGCGCCCTTCTTCTGGTTTCTTGTATACGTAGAGTTCTCCTTTATCATTCTCAATAAACTCACCGTTTACATAATCATACCGTGTGTAATTATCGTCAGCTTTAGTATCGAAGTCGTAAATCTTTTGTAGGTTGTAGTAATTAGACCCAGAACCGATAAAGGCTTCCATGTGGTTCGTTGGATACTCCTGATGAAGTCTGTCAATGTCTTTTCCTAGCTGTTGGAATCTGTAATAGTAATATGTAATCTCAATATCAGATAATTCATTATCTTTTTGATACTCACCCCAGTTGATTTCACACTCTTCCATGTTTTCAATTGGAATAGGAGCTTCAATCTTTTTCATTTCGGCATCATCCCAAGTCCAGGAGTAGAAGTGAGGATAAAATTCAATCTTAGAAACCTGTGGGGTTATTAAATGTTTACGTTTCCATGATTTATCAAACATTTCATAGAAGTCACCGTTCATTCCTTCTGCGGTACTTTCAATGAAGGCGAATGAGTCGAATGACAAGGCAGGTAGGGTTCCCAAGATAACTTCACGAGCTTTTTCTGGGTATGCCTTACAGAGTTTAGCAAATTCCGAGATGTGGAGGAAGTTAAAGGTTCCAGAACGTCCTGAGTTAGAAACAGAGAAGGCTGAAACTGATTCGTCAGGGAACACGAACTGTACACGGTTGGACCTGGATTGGTCCATCTCCAAGATATCTTGAATATCCCTGTAAAGGTTACGAATAGCGTACTTTACCTTTCGATTAAAGATTTCAGTCGCGTCCTTTTGAGTGTGGGCGATTACAAGACCTTCCTTATTCTGGTTGAAGATAATCTCGTCTAATATGAAAAGGTTGATTAGAGTGGTAAACCCAAGCTGGCGAGACTTTAAAATAATGTGTCGATAGTAAGGGTCTGGTCTTAAAATGTAATTCTCAAGAAAATGCTTCTGAGCCCTGTTTAATTTAAATAGGTCCTTCTTACCGTCCTTCGTAACGATGTAGTAAAGGTTCTCCAGTCGCCACAACTTATTAGCCCTTGATATAAAGTAAGGGAAGTTCTCCAGCATCTTTTTAGTTACTATCTGCTCGTGTGTCAATTGATACATTGTAACATAAGAGAATTGTATTGTCAAATTACTGAAATAGCCTTAAAAAAGTACTTGACTTTTTAAAAAGAAGGTGATATACTTGTATCTATTGGAGAAATCCAGTGAGCGTTGCTACACAACCGCATAATAAAGAGAACCTTTAGAGTGGTGTGTAATTATACTGAAAAGTATAATAATGCCGCGCTCTGAGGGTTTTATTTTTTATACAACTGAATACGTTTCATGGACTAGGGGGTTAAGTTGTCGTGGGTCCTTAAAATACACGATTTGGCGAAACGAAGGGTGGCTGGGAGTAAATAAACCTAAGTTGAGCTTTTTCTACCTAAAGAACACTGTAGTTCCTTGGGTAGGGGGAGCGTACAAAAGATAACTAAAAGTAAATAAACATGATAACTACACTAGATAAGGAACTAGAGAATATAGTTGGTAAAGAATACGGAGGGTTCAGTTCGCGCGAATTTTCAAATTTAATTAAATCTTACCTTCAAGGTAAAGTTACAAGTGAGTTTAAAGTTCCAGAAAGAGGTGACGGTAGAACTGGTAGAATTGACATCTTATACGAAGTAGACGGTAAACGTTACGGTATAGAAATTGACCGTATATCTGCTAGAAGAAAGTCTATTGTAAAATTATACAGTATTTATTTGGATTATCGTGTAGTTATAACTCGTTCTCCTGCAAAGGTTATTTATATCTAGTATGACACGTAGAGATGTTTATGATGCTTATTTAAAATCACAAGAGTGGCACAATGTGAAAGTAAAAGTATTTAAAATAAAAGGAAAAAAATGCCAAAGATGTTATTCTAAAGAAAGTTTACATGTGCACCATGCTACTTACGACAGATTTCAAAGAGAGGATATAGGTAAAGATTTATATGTTCTATGTGAATCATGTCATGAATTATATCACAAACAAATAAATGGCGTAACGTCTATAAAGAAAACTGTAGCTTTTATAAAGCGTAGATTGAAACATGGTAAACACTTCATAACGGTGAAAAAGGAAATCCCAGAACCAGTGGAGAATCCAGACATAAAATATATAAAATTTTCAAAGTTATACAATATTCCGATTGAGGAAGCTAAGGTTTTGTATGATAAACTCATGAAATCATCCCTCTAGTTGACTTTTTAAAAAGAAAGGTATATACTATTCCCATGATATGCGTTAAGTGTAAAAAACAAACCCCTATAACTTATGACGACTACTGTGAAAAATGCGAAGACAAAAGACGTGAAAAAGGAGAAGAAGTCGTTGACGCGACACCTAAAGATAGGTGGGCACGATTACACGCTCACCTTCTCCCAAACAATGGAAGAGCTGGGAAAGACAATGTATAACGATAGGGTTATCCTTATAAACGCTGATGCGAATAGGAGTATCCAAGAGTCAACGCTTATACACGAAATACTCCACGCTTTAAACAGCCAACTCGACCATACTCTCCTGGACTCCCTAGCAGAACAATTATATCAGGTTTTAAAAGATAACAATTTACTAAAAAAAATGTTTTAATATGTTAAATGAAATAAAGTGGGCGTGGCAACGAGCGGTAAGGGGGTATGATGACCGAGTAAACTGGGGGTTTAATAGTTATTTCCTTCAAGTAATGCCAGCTTTAAAAGAGTTCTGTACCAACTATGTTAATAGTGAAAACGCACATTTGAATCCAGAGAGAACAAAAGTATTCAAAAAAACAATAGAACTTATAGATGAGTATGAGAATGATGTAGAATCATGGAGCATAACAGAGTCATTATCATCAGTTAAACTCCTTACTTACGTAGGTAAGCACTCAGGATGGTATTGGGATTAAATATGGTACCTTTTAATACAGAAGGGCTATATGAACTCCGATTCCTCACGTTCATAGAAGAATCGCCCCAATCGAATAAGTACGCACAGGTCTTATTCACCGCAGAACAATATAAAAAGCTCTCACAGGCTATAATGGAAATGTACCCCATTACAGGCTATGAAGGGGATGACCCCACATTCGACATTATAGGCTCTGATGAAACGCACCCACTACCTGACCTAAAGACTTATTACACACAAGAAGAGATAGACAGTTAGAATAAGACACGTACACTAGCACTGTACGTTTTTTTATACATTTACGATTCAACAAATAGAAGCTGGAATTGTACGATTATATATATTTACGATTCCTATTAAGGGACTCCTTTCTCTTTTTACGCCCTACCCCTATCAGGAAGGTGGCACCCCCTCAATCAAATACAAACTTCACAATCATTTGACGCGTCTGTCAAGCTATGTTGTAGTGGGGTAGTGTCTGCGACCTCCAAAATTGACTCACCT